CAGATAGAGGTAAATAAAGCCGAGGCTTCTGGAAACTGGTTCGCGGCGTCGTGGAGGCCGCTTTGCGGCTATGTGTGCGTTCTGGGGCTGGCGGTAAACTTCCTGATCTCGCCAATAGCTGCGGGGTTTGGGTTCATGGTGCCACAAGCTGACATGGGCGTGATGATGCCGGTGCTAACGGGTATGCTCGGATTGGCCAGCATGAGATCATATGAAAAGGTTAAGAGGGTAGCGAAATGAGCGTCGCATTAAAGCTGCTGCAGGAAAAGGTTGGCGTTGAGCCAGATGGCGCATACGGGCCGAATACGGCGCGTGCAATCACGAAGCACTACGGGCTTGACCGCGTTAAGGCTGCGCATCTTCTGGGGCAGGCGGGCCACGAGAGCGGCGGGTTTAAGCTGACACGCGAAAACCTAAACTATTCAGTGGAAGCCATGATGCGCGTCTGGCCGTCACGCTTCCCCGACGAGGATAGCGCGAAGCCATATGCTCGCAACGGCGCTAAGCTTGCTGGCAAGGTGTATGTCGGGCGCATGGGCAATGAAACGCCGGAAGACGCCGCCAACTTTATCGGACGCGGGTTTTTGCAGCTCACCGGCAAGGACAACTACAAGGCGTTTGCACATGACATGCGTTTGCCGGAAGTGCTGACAGATCCGTCTCTGGTGGAAGAAGATTACGCGTTTGAAACGGCCATGTGGTTCTTCGACAAGAATGGTCTGTGGAAGATTGCAGACGAAGGCATAAACGACGATGCCATCGCCAAGATAACCAAGCGCATAAATGGCGGGCATCACGGATTGAATGATCGAGCGGATCGCACGCGGCAGGCGTGGGATTGGTTAAGATAGCATAGCCTCAATGCTGTCATCCATAGCCTGCCGCGTAAAATCGGCAGGCTTTATGCGTACAGTTTTGCCGGTTGGCGCGGCGCGCAGTATAAACAATCGTATATCCAGAGCCACATACGCAAATATGTGCGCATCGCCGTTTGCGCGTGTGAACACGTAGTGCGCCTCGCGGTAACGATCTTGGCGTGGCTCAAGGGTCGCCTTGACCTGCATGGTCAACAGCTCACCGCTGGCCGACTTAACCCAAAGGTCATCGTCCTTCATGTCTACCCGATGGCAGCGTATCCCGCGCTGCTCCAGCTCGGCTGCTACGAGAAACTCGCCAGCACGACCGACGTTTATGCTGTTGGCCACGCGCGCAACATACTGCATTTAAACGATTTTATATAGAGGCGAAAAAAAGTTTCCGTCAGGTGCATTTTTTGCTTGCACCGTGCTGTGGTAACTGTATGTTAACACTATAAGCAATCAGGAGAAAACAAATGATCGAAACAGTTTTTCAAACCGCACTTGATAACAGCAGCAAGTACATTGGCCGCACCGGCACAACTCACTGCGCAGCAAAATTTCGGCATGCCCTAGAAGACGCATTAGGAGCGGATTGGGATCAAGAGTACGGCCAGATAATCCGCGCTTTAATCGGCAAACGCGGTTCAGGCATTATCTGGGATTAATCAACGGGGCTTCGGCCCCACAACTTAACCTTAACAGGAGAAACCAAAATGAACCTTACGAACACACATGAATTTCTAATCACGCACATCACCGACAGCGGCACCGGCTTTGCGGTACGCACCGACAACGGCGAGAGCGTACACATATCGCCGCGTCTGCTACAGCAGGCGCACGCAAACCTCGACGACATCTGCAAAGGCATCATCGTGCAGAACGCCGTCGAAGAGCAGCGCGAGCGCACGCCGTGGGTTGCCGCATATGTGCAGGAACGACGCGCTGCGCGTGACGTGCTGGCGGCCACTTATGGGCTAGATGACAGTGATCGCTTTGCCAAAGATGAAGACGGCAACACGGTCGTCGTCGCAGAGGTTGGCGAGCCAAAGCCTGAGCAGGTCGATTGGGCTGACGTCCAGCGGAAGATCCTTGCGATGCTGCAGAGCGCCGACGTGACGTATTGCGAGACAGCAGACATCGCTGACGTCGTTGGCGTGGACACGCGCAAGCTTTCGCAGCACCTCGACAACATGCACGCACGCGGCGAGATATGCCGAGCCCATGTAAACCAGCGTGCAGGCCAGCAGCGCGCAACCTTGGTGCTGTGGAGCATCAACGCGGATGTGTACAAATGATCTGCGCATCGTGCGACGGAACCGGCTTCATCGAGCTGCCGCGTTTCGTCAACACGCCGGACAGCGACGCGTGGACAACGGTGCGCTGCCCAGAATGTCAGGACGAAGACGACTTCGACTGGCGCAACGAGGAGGAGGAAGAGTAATGACTAAGTGGACACAAGACATCATCATCGCCGCAGCGATTGCTGCGTCGGTGCTGGGCTGGATCGGCGCTGTTAGCATGGGGTGGATGTGATGGCACTCGCAGAACCCGTCTTCATGGCATTCGCCGTCTTTTCATCCGTAGACGAGTGCAAAGCGTTTGCGAAATATTACGACTTAGCGCGGATCTTTGAACCGCAATGCGTTGAGATGGGCGGCGAGGCAGACTACCGCCGCCCGTGGCCCGACGTCAGACCGAAGCCACGTCCAACACAGGAGGCTGGATAATGTGGAAATATGCAGTGCAGATTGAGATTGAAAAGGGCGAATATATGCTGGTCAGAAACAGAAACCCATTTACCAATGATGATGCTGTACTGTATTTCCGCGACAGGGAAAAGGCTGAACATGAAGCGCGTCGATGGAATACCGGCGCCGTAATTAAACATCAGGAGAGTAACAATGGCTAAATGGGATCTATCAAAACTGGAAAACAGCGCAAGCGTTGGCGCGCATATCGACGAGGACAGCAGCACGCCGACGCAGCCAACGCCGCTGATGCTGGTCATGTCGATCAGGCGCAAGGCAGACATCATGCGGATGGACGCGGGGCGTGGCCCCGAGCGCCTGACGATCAAGCAGCGCGCCGAAGAGATCATGGCGCTCTGCGAGATGCTGGAGAAGCGGCTATGACGGAACACCTAACCCCGCTGGAGCGTTGGAAAGAATTGGCGATTATCGAGAACGCGCGCATGAAGCGCAGGCTCATTGGCCGCGATGACATGCACGCGTATGCCCACAAGCCGTGGCCGCTTGAAAAGCTGCGCAAGGAGATCAAGCGCTGCCTGAGCAGGCATGACGAGCTGTCTGTGGGTGACTTGTGCAGCATGATCGAGCAGGACGCCGTGCATATCGACATTGGCCTGAAGACCATGCGTGAGCGGCGCACAATCGTGAAGACGTCGTTCATCGAGGGCCAACAACTGTACCGCCTGCGCACGCAAAAAGAGTTCGCGTTTTAAGCGGAAAAGGTTTGCGGAAAACTATTTTTACTTTTTCGCAAACTATTTTGCTTTAGGGGGTTGCAATCTCCTGATGTTAACATTACGTTAACAGTATAGGAAATCAGGAGGAAGACATGAAAATCACTAAAGCAGCAATTCAAGAACTAGCAACGCAGTCGGTCAAAGACCAATACAGTGTGGAGACAGACAAGGCCATTTATCTGGAAAGTGTAATTGATGCTGGCGGGTTCGACATCAACTTAACTGATCGCCCAACGCAATGGGATCGCTGCATTGAGTGGCTTGAAGCAGCAGTTTAATCGCCACACGCAACGGGGGCTGCGGCCCCCTCTTGCACAATGTTAACGCGGCGTTATAGTGGCCGGATCAACGGAGGTAATTATGAACACTGAGATGAAACAACTTGGCTCGCGGATCGACGCCAAGGTATTCGAGGCGCTGCGTGACTTGTCCAAGGAGAAGCGCATAAGCATGGCGTCGCTGACGCAGATGGCCATCCTGCGCCTGCTGGACGAGCATGGCGTGGACGTGCAGCGTGGATGATGATTTCACACTGACGCCGGAGCAGCATGCAGAGATGTCAGCGGTTGCCAGTAACACGATGTCCGAGGCAAACGCGCTGATGCGTGACATGCTGGCGATCACCGAGCACACCGAGATGCCAGACCTTGCCAAGGTGTACGCGCTAGGCGCTGCCCTGCAGTCTGTGATCGGCTTCATGCGCGAAAACGATTGCGACGTGCAGGACGCCATCTCCATGTGCATGGGGATCATATTCGAGACGTACAGCACGCCCGATAAGGAGGACATGCATTGAGCATCGTGACTTGCGGCATAGACTGCGGATACCGCACAGGCGGCGTGGCGCTGGTCGGTGAAAACTGGTCGGAGGTGCATGACCTGCCCGTCTACAGCGAGGGCGGCGTAGACGTCGTGGCGCTGATGGATATTCTCACGTCTGTGGATCGGCTCGATCACATCTGGATCGAGAAGCAGCAGGCGATGCCAAAGCAGGGCGTGTCCAGCACGTTCAAGCTGGGGTATGCGTTTGGCCAGATCACGACGACCGTGGCGCTGTCGCGCACGCGCTACACCATGGTGACGCCGGTCGTGTGGAAGCGGGCCATGAACCTGCCAAAGGATAAAGACGCGGCGCGTAGGATGGCGCAGCAGTGGTTCCCCGATAGGGCGAGCGAGCTGAAGCGCAAGAAGGATGAACATAGAGCAGAGGCGCTGCTGATAGCGCTGTATGGAAGGGGGAAGGCGTGACCATATCGACAACCATGTCCAACGAGGAATACCACCTGAGCGACGCGCTCAGCGCCTCTGGGGCCAAGACAATCGCCATGAAGTCGCTGGCGCATTACAAGTATGCCGAGCGTAAGGAAAGCGCCGCATTCGACGTCGGAACGGCCACGCATACGCTGGTGTTTGAACCGCAGCACGCAAGCACCGTATGGTGCGGGCCGGAGACGCGGCGCGGCAAGGATTGGACGCAGCACAAGGCAGAGGCCGACGCCAATGGCGCGCTGCTGCTAACGGAAGGCGACTACAAGATCGCCGTGGACGCGGCAAACGCGGTGCGCAGCAACAAGGAGGTCGCCAAGCTGCTATCCGGCGATCTGGTCTGCGAGGCCAGCATATTCGCGAAGGACACGCAGACAGGCGTGGACATGCGATGCCGTCCAGACGGGTGGCGTCGTGACATCGGGGCGCTGATAGATCTGAAGACAACCATCGCACCAGACCCCGAGGGCTTCGCGAAGCAAGTGGCCAACTTCGGATACCACATTCAGGAAAGCTTCTACCGCAGGACGATGGGCCTGATCGGGGAGGAGATCGACAGGTTTATCTTCATCAGCGTGGGCAAGGAAGCGCCTTACCCCGTTGGTGTGTACGAGCTTGACTGGCGCACGCTCGCAGAGGGCGACGCGGCAGTTCAACACGCGCTAGAGAAATTTGCGATAGCGCGCAACACGGGCGTCTGGGATTACGGGTATGGGGAGCTGCAAACGCTTCAGATACCGCGATGGGCGTTCAACTTCACCGCGTCACACGGCGCATAACACAGGCACACAACGTCAAGGAGACAAACATGCCAATATCTTTCGGAGAATCATCAGACGCGAGCGGCGCGTATATACGGGTCAACCTTCCGCAAAACCGCTGGACGGTAAACAAGGGCGGCGACCCCGAAGTCATCGACATGGCCAAGGGCATCGCAATCGACATCGCCAACGTGAAGTTCGGGTGGCTCAAGATCGCCGTCGGGATGCGCGACTGGCAGGAGTGGCCATCGCCATCGCAGGCAACGCAAAAGCCGACCGAGACAGACGCGGAGGGCAAGCCAGCGTATAAGCAGGGCTTCGACGTGGACTGCTGGATGTCGGACGGCACCAAGGCGCAGTTCAGCAACAACTCATACGGCACGGGGCAGTTCATCGCCAAGCTGTACAACCAAGCGGAAAACGCGCCAGAGTTTGCGCAGGGCATGGTGCCGGTCGTCAGCGTCACGACGTCCACGCCTGTCGTGGTCGGCAAGGGTACGTCATACGATCTGGGGTTCACCATCGCAAAGTGGATCGCGAAACCCGCTGACAGCACGCCGCCTAAGCCGGAGCCGGTGCCAACCGCAGCGGCCCCAGTTTCCAGCGCTGTAGACGCAGACGACTTCGGCTTCTAAGATAACAAGTTCCACGCCTGCTTCGGCGGGCGTGGTTATAACAAAAGTTAAAACGGGGTAGCGGGATGAGCGTAAACTATTTTCAGAAGGTACGGGAAAGCGTCGTAACCGAGATTGGCATGGCGCCGCAGGGGCGTCGCAACGAGGCGCTGAACCTAGCGGCATATGCGCTGGGTCGGCACGCGCACATGGACGCCAGCAACATAGATAGCAGCGTCATAGACTTGCACACGGCTGCCAAGGCAATCGGGCTGCAGGAGCACGAGATAAAGGCAACCATTGGCAGCGGGTTCAAGCGGGGCAGCGAAAACCCGAAGACGCTGGAGAACGATGACGCGGTGCCGTTCCAGCCGAGCGAGATGGATCGCCTGATCGTAAGGCTGGCCAGCAAGGATCTGCTGATCCGCGACGAGGAAACGCGCGCCGAGAAAATCGCAAAGGCGCAGGCCGCGTGGGAGCGCAGCGTGCCAATATCACGCGAGAACAAGGACGCCGTTAGACCGGCGCTGCTGTACCTGAACAACCGTGGAATGCGCGCAGGCGTGGCGGAGGGCGTCGCGCGCTTCAGCCCCAGCTTATACGATGGGCCAGCGATACTTTTCCCCGCGACCAACGCCGAGGGCGACGTCTGCGGCGTGCAGGCGGTGCTGCTGACGCCGGACGGGAAGAAGCGCGAGCATAACAACATCAACAAGTATTCACGCGGCAGCCTCGTCGGCAATGCCATGCGGATCGGCGACCAGCATGAGGGCGGCGCGATCATATTGGTCGAGGGGCCAGAGGATGCGCTGAGCGTGCGCCAAGCGATCATGGGCCACGTCGAGGCGACAATCGTCTGCACATTCGGCAAGTCTGGCATGAAGACGTTCAACGCGCCAAGAGCCAGCGACGTCACGATCTGCGCAGACCCAGACCTCGACGTGGAGGCGGTTTCCGACGTGCTGCGAGGCGACGGCAGCACCGACGTCCACGTCGTGCGCTTCGACGCGCTGGGCGTGGAAAACGTAAAGGATGCCAACGACTACCTGCAGGAAGCGGGCGCGGAGAAGCTGCGTGAGGCGCTGGCGCTGGCGAAGCCGGTCGAGGAAGTGAAGCAGGAGCGCATTGCAGGCGAGCGCCAGTGGCCAACTGCATACGAGCCAATAGATCCCGCAACAATACCGGCGCGGCGGTGGATCTACGGGCAGCATTACGTCAGAGGCCATGTCAGCGTGCTGGCGTCGGCGGGCGGCGTCGGAAAGACGTCGCTGCAGATCGTGGAGGCGCTGTGCATCGGAACGGGCAAGCCGCTGCTGGGCGAGGCCATACACGAGCCGTGCAAGGTGTGGATCATCAACCTCGAAGATCCGCTGGAGGAGATGCAGAGACGCCTTGCGGCGGCGATGCTTCACTACAACGTCACCGCCGAGGAAATACGGGGGCGCTTGTTCCTCGACGCCGGAAGGAGCCTGAACATGGTGTTCGCCAACCAAGGGCGCGACGGGATCGATGTCAACGACGAGATGCTCGACTACATGGCGGCCAAGATCAAGGAGAACGACATAGGCATGGTGATGATCGACCCGTGGGTTGGCGCGAACCAGATCAACGAGAACGACAACGTGGCCATGAACGCAGCCGTCGGTGCCGTGCGTAGCGTCTGCGACGAGACAGATTGCGCCGTGGCGCTGGTGCATCACATCCGCAAGGGCAACGGCGACGAGGCAACCGTGGACAGCGTAAGGGGCGCGGGGTCGCTGATCGGGGCGGCGCGTGCGGCGCGGGTCATCAACAAGATCAGCGCGGAAGACGCGCAGAAGCTGGGCGTAAGCGAAGCGGAGAGCCTCGGCATATTCCGCGTGGACGACGGCAAGGCAAACTTGGCGCCGCCAGCAGCCAAGGCGGTGTACCGGCGCATGGTGGGCGTGCAGCTGCCAAACATGGAATATGTCGGCGTGGCCACGGAATATGCGATGCCGGATCTCTTCGACGGCGTGTCGGCGCGTGACGCGATGAAGGTGCAGCGCGCGGTGGGCGAAGCGGAAACGCAGGGCGAGCCGCTCCGCGCAAACGTGCAGGCGAAAACGTGGGTCGGCGTCACGGTGGCAGACGTGCTGGGGCTAGACTTGGAGAAGCGCCACGAGAAGGCGAAGGCCAAGGCAATCGTGGGCAAGTGGATCGAGAACGGCGTGCTGCGCAAGACGTCTGCGCCAAGCAAGCGTGACGGCAGGGAGGTGCCGTGCGTTGTGGTGGGTGAATGGATAACCGGAGAGGAGGCTGGGGTATGAGCAGACCAATATATGAAAGCGAAGAAGATCGGAAAAACGAGCAGGCGATGGCAGATTTTATCGCGGCAAAGTATAGGCTGACGATGCATAAGATGCCGATGAAGCTATACATAGATTATATCGGCATACAAAACGGCAAGGCCAAGGCGTTCTTTGAGATGCGCCAGCGCGGCAATGCAATGCGCCAGTATCCCACGTTTATGCTGGGAATGCATAAGGTGAAGTCGGCGCATGACTTGGCGTCAGTAACGGGCCTACCGTGCTGCTTGGTGGTGCAGTGGACGGATCACCTCGGCATGTGCAGGCTGCCGCCGCCAGAAAGCGCAAACTTGTATTGGGATTGGGGCGGGCATACCCAACGCGGAGATCCGCAGGATATGGAGCCGGTGGCCTATTTCGATATATCAGCGTTTAAGGTGCTAAGATGATGGCCAGCGAGATTGGTGGCGTCGGGGGCGTGGGATTTGGGGGCGTTTCCGCACGTTCCGCACTTACCGCACTTACGGTGCGGCGTGGTGCCGAGGGTGCGGTAAATACGGCAAGAAATCTTCCGCCGCACCACTTGCATATATATATGCAAGGTGCGGAGAGAAGTGCGGGCGTATTTATTGAAGGTGCGGAGATTGTTTTATTGGGGATGCGTAGGGGGCATGGTCATGGCTAATCAAAAGGGGCGTCGCCCTACGGCAAAGCAGATAGCGTCGAAGGGGAAGTTCACGGTTGGTGAAAGGACGGAGCCTATACCGGCGGCAGTCTGGGGTCAGCTTGAGCCGCTGGATCGGGTGGCGAGGGAAATGACGGAGCGGTGGGGTGATACGCTGCCGTCGCTGGTATCGCCGGAACTGGCAGGCAAGTTCGAGGGAGCCTATGAGGCGCTGAAGGAGGCCATCGTCGAGCGTGACGTTGTTAGGACGAACAAGATCGCCACGCAGCTCATGGCGGGGTGGAAGCGCATGGAAGCGGAAGCGGAGGGCGCGGGGCATAAGCCGCTGTCGCCGCACGCGTGGTGCGTGGAAGTGGGTGGCGGGCAGATCGTGTGCTTCGCGAGGCAGGGATGCGCCGAGCTGCGCAAGCGGTATCCGCAGTGGGTGGTCTACTCGTTTGAGGATGCCGCGTGTATACTGAAGCAGCATTTCAGCGAGGCGTTTCTGCAGAAGGCGTTTGAGACGTTTCCCAACGCGAAGGTGACGCGTGTGGTGGATGGAAGTGGCAACAATAACATTGAGGATGATATACCATGGTAACGAGGGAAGATATTTTGCGCACGGCGGGTGACTTGATCACGGGCGACAGGCAGCGGACGTATGGCTCCGCAAAGGCGTCGCACGCGACCATTGCTGGCATGTGGTCGGCGTATCTCGGCGTGCCTGTGACCGAGGTGGACGTGGCGGCGATGATGGTGCTACTGAAGGTGTCGCGGTCGCGTTCAAGCGATCACTCGGACAACTGGGTGGACGTGTGCGGTTACGCTGCGATAGCGGGCGAATTGGAGGCGGGGCATGGCGAGGATTGAGCTGGACACCGTGCGGAGTTATGACCGCTTTGGCGGTACATACGATAAGATGCAGCGCGCGAGGTGCGAAGGCTTGGAGGTCGTTGGCAACGGATTTATCGTGCGGGAGCTGTGCAAGTTGCTCAGAGGCGCTGGGAAGCCGCTGGAGGAGCCAATCGAGGTTTACAGGGGGGTGACCAGCTGTTTCGTCGTTATGCCGCTTCAGCGGTGGTTAAAACGAGCGTGAGGGCGTGTTTAGCCTCTGCGGCAGACACGCCGACGCTCAGACGCCCGCGCGCGAATACATCAACCTGACCAACTGGTCAACATTGGTGCGGTACAATGATACCACTCTGCAATGCAGCAATATCGCCAACGATACAACCATAGATAGGTGTAAAACGCTAACATGCTGATATTGCTACATAATAAATTTAACATAATAACGATTATGCGATTCCAGCCGCATATCCTGACCATGCGGTCAGGTTTGACCCCCCCCACTTCGCGCTCAGGCGGGAG